CAAGAGCTTCTTGGCGCTTGGTTGCATAACCAGGGCCAGTCGTAGCTACAACATCGTATTTACCAACACTAGGATTGTAGATTTTTTCCATCACAATGCCCTGCTGGTCAACGATTTTGTTAACTGGCTGTTCTTGGTCAGGATTAATCTTAACCATCTTGGTTTCACCATCTTCACCAATGATTCGAGCAATACGTTGCGTATCGTAAATCTTAGGAATTAGGTCAATCAGTTGACGCGCAATGTGCCGCACACCTCTGGCTAGGTTATCACCATAGTGGTATGTGCCTACATCACCTTCACGCTGACGCGCAAGAATGGCTTTACCAGAACGTTCATTGCTACCCATACCCAAACTGGCGTTGTATTGACCAGTCGTAGATTTAATATCTTCAGAAGCACCCGCCTTAGCCTGTAAAAGCCCACTAGAGGCCATTGGAGGCTGTGCCCGCTGTGGTAGTGGCAGAACTGCACCTTGACCGTCTGTAACGTCTGGATTGACCTCTAAGTAAGGCCAGTTTTGAGTGTTAGCGGTTTTCCATTGGGTTTCGTAACCTTCAAACTGTCCACCGTAACCAATAAAAGGCGCTTTTGGCGCTAAGGCCAGCATCTCGGCTTCTTGTGAAACCCAATAGTTGTACATACGTTGGGCATCTTTAGCGTTTCGCACTAAGCCCGATACATACAACCGACCATCAACTTCAAATTCATTACCAACAATGCGGATTACTGGAATCCATTTACCAGCCCATTCACGTTCTTCAAGAATCTCGTAACCGTTGATCTTGCAGTACTTGACTTTACGGCGGTCAGACTCACGCGACTTTAACGGTTTGCCATAAATGGCTTTAAGTTGTTTGTCTTCTAAGCTATTGGCAAACGCTGTAATGTTGTCGGGGTACAGGTTTAACGTAGCGCGGTCATAGTCAACATAGTAGTAATCGGCAATCCGAATAGTGTCTTCGTTTAACCAGTTGCTAATAGATTGATCACCTACACCAAGAGACTGTAACGTGGTAATCGGTGCAGCATCTGGGTACATCCGAGCGTATTCAGCTTTGGTTATGTCTTCGGTTATGAAGCACCACTGCGCATCTGCACCAGTTGGGTCTTGGATTGTTGGGTCCATGTACACGCTAAAACTGTTACGCACTCGACCAATCTTAATGTCTTGGTCAAAAGTGTTGTCATCACAGTACTCAGTCAGCAAGCGCAAGTAACCTTCGCCATACGACACTTGGTTTTCGCAAGCGGTATCGTAGGCTACGTCTGCATCGGAGATGTACTCAATGTGTCGAATCATGCCATTGAATATTTCAGCTACTTGTACATCGGCTTTATCGTCAACAGGTATGACTTTAGCACCTGGGCGATTCTGCCTTTGATCGTTTGTAACTTGGCGAACGTGCTGTGGCAGTTTGTTAATGGTTAAGCAAGGACGCGCATTAATAGTTTGACCCTGCACTGCACCACGGGTAGCCAATACGTCAGCAGGCCATTGCCAGTGGTTATCAGGTGAGCCAGCGTAAAACTTTAAGTCATCTATCTCATCTTCACGAGATTCAGACAATGCAGACATTGCCAGATCAAGACGTGCTCTAGCTGTAGACAATACATCAGAGTCACTATTCTTTTTACCACCACCTGCTGCAACATTAGCAGCAGCAACAATGCCTGTTTGATTTGCCATGTTATTTTTTCTTTTTTGCAGTTTCGCGTTTAACTGAATAAGCTATTGCAACTGCTTGTTTTGGCGGTTTGCCAGCAGCTACTTCGGTTTTAACGTTCTTGCGAAACGCATCTTTAGATGAAGACTTAACAAGTGGCATGATTTAACACTTCCAACGTTTTAATGAAGCCTTGGCACGTTCTGCCGGACCTTTGGCATTTTTTACAACACCTTCCATGCGTGCGCAAAACGAAGCCTTACGTCCTTTATCTGCTTCAGTTTTAGGACTAGGTGCTGGCGCTTTAAGTTTACTACCAGTTTCACGGTTGTACTTCTCACGACCCTTAGCCGTTAAACCAGCGCCTTTTGACACGGGTAACTTTTCGCCGCGACCTACGCTTAATGATACACTTTTCTTTGTTGCCATTATGCACCCATCCAAGAAGTAGCGACACCGCTACCTTGACTATTGATACGAGTAACCGTCCGTGGATTATACTCACGATGTGCTACAGGAAACGCAAACGTTACAGCAATCGCATCAGCCGCATCAGGAGATGCTACACCTCTCGCTTTCATTTCCTTTTTACCCTCTAAAAAGATAGTACCTGCCGAGTTAGGTTTCTTCATTGGACCAACTAAGTCACTTTTCAGCAATCTATCCGTGGGAATAGACGCTGTTTTCAGCCAGTCCCGCATCGCACCCCACATTTCAGCGCGTTTATTACCCCACATTATCGGGTTCTTTGCTTTCCAGCCAAAGTTAACCCCCCGCACTTTATACTTCTGCTCAGTTAACCTGTCAAGCACTCCATAACCTAGGCCACCTTCATCAATTACGGTTAGCACTGGTTGATATTCCATAATGGCATCAATTACATTACCTACCGTGGTCATGGTGTCGTCACCCTTAAACCGTTTTATGGCAATGATGTCCCGACCCTGACGTACCGCAATCACGGTACTGTCCATACCACCACGTGCAGGGTCAACACCGATAACTATTGGTGCAGTCATGTCCTTGTACTTAACCCGTTTCATCGCATCATCTACCACGTTTGGTGCAATAAACTGGTCTTGTCCTGACTTCGGAAAGTCCCCATAGACCTCAACCCTTGCTTCATCCGAGTCCTCACCATACTCATTAATAATTTGCTGGTAAATGGCTTTATCGGTACCCTCTACGTCCCTAGCGTCAATCTTACGACTGCGCCAGAAGTCCCGTTTAGAACCATCCACCGCTTCGTAAAAGTACCCTGTGTTGCGCCGACCATTGCTAAACGCTAACCAGTACCTATCTAGTATGTTCTCTGTAAAGAACCCCGCTGCTACCGACCATATGCTGTCAGGTATGCCGCTAGCTTCATCAAACACCACCATCATGCCGTCCATGTTGTGCACACCCGCATACGCATCTGGCGTTTCCTCACTCCATAGCTTACCCTCTGCACCCCAGTACCGAGTACCCTTACGTAGATCACGCTGTACCAGTTCAGTTAGCCACTGTGCAGGGTTCAAGCTTGTAGCCGTTGGTTCCCACCAGTGCGCATTAATGCTCATCGTTACCCACTTGGTCAACTCACCCCATGTAACCTTGCGCAACTGCGTTTCACTGTTGGCACTCACAATTACCGAACTGCCTATTCTGGTAGTCAGCATCCATACAATCAACCACGACACCAGTGCTGACTTCCCCACACCACGACCAGAGGACGTAGCCTGGCGCATCGCATCTATCAACTGATCGTTGCTAATGTTGTTGCGGTTAGTCTTGATAAACTCCCGAATCTCACGCAACACTTCTCTCTGCCACTTCCGAGGTGACTTGAAGTGCTCCAAGGGTGTATTCTTCTGCCCCCAAGGAAACGCAAACAGTACAAACGCTTCAGGGTCATCCTTCAACTGTGGCGACCATAGCTGACTCATTAGCAACTGTTCATCTTCTGGTGAGTATCGAATCTTCTGCATTAACTCTGCTCCAATCTTGGTGTCACATCCATTACCTCAGCTTCAATCAATCGCATCTGTGCCTGCTGTAACGCTTCGGTGATGCTGATAGACCCACCAATCTCAACCTGCTTAACCTCACCATAGCGTTTCTTATTGTGTGCACTCATTAGCCATTTGCGCGTATCAATCCGCAGCTTGTCCCGATTAACCGTATCGTTGGATGTTGGGTCAATTGAATCTATACCATCGGAAATCTCCAAGATTTCGCTTGCAATAAATTCAGTACGCATTTCTTGCGCTTCTTTGAATCGTTCGTAGCGTTGCGGCTCACGTTTAATCCATTGCAAGAAATCTTCATACGAGATAGCTCGGTGATCATCCTTGATCAAGGATTGAAGTGATCGACCACGGTAAATATCTTCGACCACACGTTCAAAGATTTGCTCATATTCCAAGTGCAATAGTTCTTTTGCAGACTTGGATAGCCTGATGGGTTTTGGGTCAGGCACAGATAGCCAATTGGGTAAGCTCTCACCACTTGCGACAGTTGTGCCTACAGAATGAATGTTTGGTTGTTCCATAGTAATTCCATCGTATCACATTACCAATGTTTCGCAAATACCTATGACCATGTTGCACGTTTGTTATACGGTACTTTTTTAAAAAATTTTTACAGTTTTTGTGTGTCAATTGTTACACGTTACCTTTCTGGAAAAATTTTCACAGTTTTTGTGATGCCTGCCTACGCTAGACCTGCTGGCGCTCGGACCATGGGGGAGGGGGTCGCGGCACCGGCGACACCGGCCAGAGCTGGCAACCGCATCAAACCAGAGCCGAAAACATCAGAATTTCACCGATGAATGAAATAACTGGGTTTTTATTCCGATGTTTTAGGTGTTGCTGGGTGCCATTTGATCTAGTAACCATGTAACCGCATTGCCGCATTAACGTGCTAAATGTAACCATGTAGCCGCATTACTATGCTAAATGTAACCATGTAACCGCATTGCCGGCACGTTGTGACAATTGCTCCTTTCGCGCAGGCGACCCTTTGAAACTACCATTTTTATAAACGTCTTTTTTATTTTTATTCCCAAAATCAGTACCCCCCCTATACAGTCACAATTGTCACGACGTGCCTTTACTGTGGTAACATGGTTACACTTAACAACCAAGGAAAAACCATGACAACCGACGCAAGAGAATCACTGGAAGACAAAGTTTACGATTTGTACTCCGATATGGACATGGGAGACATCCAGCGCATGAGTGATGCGCAGCTAACAAACTTGATTGATTTAAAAATGGCATTGCGCAATGATCAACCTAAGCCGGCCAGAGAACCTAAGCCAGAAAAACCTAAGTGGCGGAAAATGAGCGCAGCGCATGAGGTGCGCAATGGTCAATTGTGCATGGTTGAACAATGGCGCATTGTTAACGTTTTCGGCCCAACAACGCAAGAGCGTACAACCGTTTGTGGTGTGCGCACAATGTACGACGGGCGCATGGTTGCCTCTTCGCTCTTGATGCACTACTTAACGACTGGCGAATGGATCAAGCGTATCCCAAAGCCTGCCAAGCATCGAGCGATTGTGCGCAATGGTAAAAAAATCATTCACTTGGGCTACTTCGCAACATTGGCCGAAAAAGATGCTGCAATATTTGCGTTTAAGCTTGGGATTGTGTAACAGCGTGCCACAAACGTGCTACACTACGTTTAATTTAACAAACCGGAGAGATGAAATGATCCAGCAACTAGTCGAAGCGGCTGTATTGGCCGCAATCATTGGCCTGCCCATGGCCTTGTACTTTGCCACTATGTGAGGAAAATTTTATGAACGAATACTACGACAACCCGACAAACTATTACATCATGGGGTATGAGGACTGTAGCAGTGGCGCGGGCTACAACCCAAAACACGCCAAAAATAGAGACTATAACCGCGGCTGGGATGATGCCTGGTATAGGTAAGAGACAACCCTACAAGGCCATTGTGTGGCTTTGTGGATGCTGTCTTGCATCGTAACTGTAACCCGTAACTGTAAAGGAAAATTATCATGTTGATCAACGTAACCACACTTAAAGCCCTCCTGCTCTTCGCTGGTAAGAAGGATGTACGCTATTACATCAATAGCATCCACTTTGAACAATCGGCTACTGGCACAGTAGCAGTGGCCACAAACGGGCATTGTTTGGCAGTGGCTAGATTAGACCGTGATCCAGTAGAACCTAGCAGTTTTACAGTGCCTAGGGAGCACTTGGACAATGTTGTAAAGGGTGCCAAGGGCGGGGTTGACGTTGTTCAGGTAGATGCTGCGCAGTGCACCCTAGTGAGCACTAATGGTAGGATTACAGTGCCACTATTGGATGGCAAGTTTCCCGACTGGCGCCGGGTTGTTACGCCACAACAAACCGGAGAGCGTGCATACTATCATCCTGACTATGCCGCAATGGTAGATAAAGCAGGACAAATTGTTAGGCCTGCTAAAGTTGGCTATCTGATCCAACAAAATGGCAACTCAGTGGGTTATGCGAACTTGAACGATGTAATCCATGCCTACGTCATGCCGTTACGGTCGGGTTATGAAACTGAGGTTGTCAGTTCCCCGAACTGGTAAGAGTCTAGCTAATAGGCCATGCTAACCCGTGGCCTACTGGATGCACTTTTTAGCATCGTAAACCGTAACAGTAAAGGACAAACTATTATGCCGCCACGTATCACTAAAGCATTTTTACTCGCACAAGTAAGCAACCTAAACCGCATGCTGGGATTGACAGATGAAGTCTACACAATGGAAAACAATAAAATTACAGGAGGGATTGAAGGCGTTTATTGCATCGATGGTGCATATGGCGGGTATGCACTGCACAGGATGCACAAGTCTACCGGAGAGTCAGACGTTTTCAATTTAGGCCATGTTCCAGCGCGGCAATTGTCGGAGTTGATAGATGCCTATATGCGCGGTATGCGAGACTATCGGGGCAATGTATGACTACTAGATCAATGTATCAATTACGTGAATTTGTTGGTAGCCTTTACAGTTACCCGCTAGGCGTAAAGCTTCGCACGTTTAACCGCGCGCGCAGGATTATGCGCCGGTTACAGCATAGGGATATCATCATTGTGAAAATCAACGTTAACCTTTAAGACTGCCCTAGTAGGCCATGCTAACCCGTGACCTACTGGATGCACTTTTTAGCATCGTAACTGTAACCCGTAAGGACAAGCTACCATGAACACGTCAATCCAATTTACCCGCCTCAATAATGACATCAACGGCAATCCGCGTTACGTATGCCATTATTTAACAATGGCACCGACCTATGAGGCAGCCGTTAAGCTTGCAAACTCTATCGGAGGGCGCAAATACAACAATAAAACATATGGGGGCGGTTTGGTCTTCCAGTCGTATAGTTTAAGCCACCTTATCACGCACATAAACCGCGTAGCAGGTACCATTTACCTAACCTATAGCATGTGGGGTGATCAATGATTAAATACGACTACAACCCGGACAATGATGCAATGGTACGCATGGAACAATTGCAAGTGAATGGGATGTATCTTGTGACTTTTTCCAATGGTTCAGGCACACTTTTTAAAATGATGTGCGACACATTAGAAGATGCTGATTTTACATATACCGAATATTTGAAAATGGTGCAAACATGATTACCAAACACGAAACGAAACGCATGGAAACGCTGGAAGATGAATTGTCTAGCGTGATAAACGCTGCAGAGGTGCTTATCAGGGCGCTTGAAAGCGTACCGCGTAACTATCCACACGAGCCTTATATGGATTTAATCCGCGCCATCAAATACGCCAAGGAGCGAACCTTATGATCCCTTTGGTCGTGATGGTAGTCGTTGCATTGATTGTCGGACTGGTAGAGCATTGGCACAATGACAATTGACAATCATTAAACCCATTACAGCCCCATCAGGGGCTTTTTTTTGGCCTAACCATGCGCTACTATGCGCTAATGGATTAAATCGCTCAGGAGGGCTTTAAATGAATGCAGTTGAACACTTCAAAGACTTATACGGCGCGATGGACTTATCCGAAAACGATACGGCCAAGCATATTTTTTTGTCCGGATGGAATAGTGCACTATCGGAGCTAATGGATAGAATCCACACCATGCCAATGGAAAAAGATACAAAGGCATCGTTTCAGGTCTATATGCAGAACATGATGCAGCTAGACCCGCACGACTTAAAGTGAATCCATGTCGGGGGTGTAACCCTTTACTAGTTTACGCTCATAACCTTTATCGTAGGCCAAGCGGTAAATGTAATCCGCATGGCGCTGCTTGGCCTTGATCACCTCTAAGCGATAGTCCTTGAACAATGCTGGCAGATTGGGATTGATAGCCCAGATTACCTGTCCTTTTTGTAGCTGGTCATCTACCTTAATGACCCACTTGGACACCTCCAATACATCCATTGCATCCAGTACAAGCTGGTTTTTTTGATGTTCGGATAGGTTAGGCGTTTTCTCATACACGCGCCTGGCAGAGCGTTTAAGGCTTCGCAGATCGACGGTTGTAGTGTCTGCACTATTTTGAATGATGTATTCAATAACCCACTCGTCGAATGTGTTCTTGCTGGCAATCTCACCGTACATATACCGATAGGCGGGGATGATATATCCGCGTATCAGGTCAATGACCCGACGCATGAGATCAACTGATACCGTAGGACTAAACGGGGCTTCAATGGTGTGCCAAATCAGGCACATTCTGCCCGTTAATCCTTCGAGTTTGCCGAACGCTGTCATGTACTCTACACCACTAGCCAATAGGCGCTCGTCTTGTTTAGCGTCCTCGTACCATGCCTGGAACTCACGATACGCTTCAAACGCTTCAGGGCTTAGTTTGTAGGTTTGTGGTGGTAACGCATACACCATGCGTAAAGTGTTTTCCCACACGGTCGAACTGGTCAAGTATTCGGGTACTGGTTGACCTAGTTTAGTCTTACGTGGGCGCAGTAACGCAGGTATAAAACGCTGTAATAGACCATCGGCAGAGAGGGATGATGCTGCTGCTTTCAATACAGTAGGTTGAATATTGCCATAAATGGACACTGCGAGGTTTTCCGCATGAATGGAACCTGCACCTACACGGTCCATCTCATAGTGCTCGGACTCATAGCTAACAACCCATGCTGAACGATCTTCGCCGCTGGTCTTGTCTGTTAGCTTGCGTACCCATGAGTTCATCTCGTCAAGGTGGCACAATAAACCCCTTGGACGGTCGGCTGCACTACGCACTAACTTCTGACTGGTAATGTCCGATACGGTTATCTTTAGCGGTACGGGTTGAGGTGGCATATCGGGCACATGGGGCGCTTGGTCTGCGCTCAGAAGTGCTTCGGATGATGCTGACCACTCTAAAAATGACTTTTTAGCGCCAGCATATGCGGCCTCTTTACCTTCCCAGTCAAGAAGTTCTTTACCGAATCTGGGGCGGTCTTCTGCTTCAATGTCACGCAATGGTGAGAGCATGGGGCGACTACCGGGAGACTTCTTATCCGCTGGATCGCCTACAGTCATAAGCCATAGGACGGGTGGTACTTGGAACCCTGGCATGAGTTCCAAACGCATACGGGCATCAATCACGCCGCATACAGCAGCTAAACCAGCGTACAAAGGCACCAAAGGGTCACAGCCCACGCTTTCCGCTATCTCATTGGCACGAGTCGATAACACGCTAGGCCAAATTGCCATCTCCATATCTGGACGTTTGGGGCGCATACCATCAAGCACGTCAAGAGGTGATATTTTCGACTGATTTTCTACTTTACTGAACAACTCGGATGCGTCGGGCATGGGTCTAGTCCATCCATGCTGACGGGCAAGGTGGAATAACGTTCCAAGGGTAATCGCGGTTGACTTGGTGGTGCTAAAACTGCTCCACTTAACCATAATTGCATGATCGCCCGCATACTTGGTCTGAGCCGTTGCGCTCCAATCGCGCCAGAGAATCAATCCTTGGTCTGCTTGGTCTGTCTGTATACCTGCCCAGTGTAGCGCCATGCCAACGTTAACCCATTCATCGTATGCACAGTCAGCAGGGATAGACTCTACCGCTTGGCGTATCTCATCCCATGATGTATCAATCGTGCCTGTAGTCTCAATGGTGCGCTCTTTGTCTTGGGATAACAAACCCTGCCATACATCTAACAAAGCCTGGGGGATAACTGGCAAACGTGTCCAGTGTCCGTTACCAACCCATGTATACGACTGTTGGGTTTCAGGGTGTATAGATGGTGGTAGAACATCCTGCACCGTTAAGCCGTTAGCAGTGGCACAGCGTAACTCGTACACCGTGACATTGTTGTGCATGATCTTCTTTGTAGGTAGTACTGCACCGAAGGGCATCGCATACAACAGCTTGCTATGGCCTTGTTTGCCTGAGTTGATACCTACTGCATCGGGTGCATCGTAGAGTGCTTGCAGGTCTACCCCGTGGTCTGCTAATACAGTAGTAGCCATCAACCAGTTGTCTATATCGAGTGCCATAGTACCGCTGTAGGCATGTGCTAGACCGATACCGTAACCCGCTGGTAAGTCTGCTTGCGACTTCAGGGCGTTCTCCTTAAGGTTCCAGTTAGGTGTACGTGGTCCTTTAGTACCCATTGGGATAGGGACTAGACTCCAACCATGACGGATGTATGCGTCAACGGACGCGGGGTGGGATTGAACTGTTTGTAAAACTGCCATATAATTACCTTGTTAACTTGCTCTGTTGACTGTCATCTCTTAAAAACCACGCTAACCCCGTGGTTTTTTTTCGTACAAAATAAATTCAAATATTGTTTGACAATTGTAATTCACTTGTGGCACAATAGCAACCAACAAGCAAGGAAATTTACAAATGACTCCTAAATCCAAAACATCGTTTCTGACAGTCCGTGTGACTGACCAGACTCGTACCAAGTTTTGCGACAAGGCTAAACAGTATGGTCAACCATCTGAAGTCTTGCGCGAAATCGTAGATGCGTTCATAGATGATCGTATCAAAATCACCCCTCCTGTAAACCGTAATCTTGAAAGTCTTTATGTCAATTGAAAACCAAATCGCCGCTTTAACCGCTGCCGTAATCGAACTGACCAATGTTATCAAGTCTGGTAATGTAACTGCACCTGCACCTGTTGCGCAACCAATCCCTTTGGTTGTACCTACCCCTGTTGCTCCCGTAGCGGCTCCAGTGGTAGTTGTAGCACCCGCTCCTGTTATGGTGTCCCCTTCTAATGTTATGCCTGCACCGCCAGTATTTGCACCTGTAGCAGCGCCAGCACCCGTATCCGCTGCACCATTCACCGATGGTAAGGGATTGATTGATTATGTAATGAGCGCCTACAAGGCAATGGGCGCAGCTAAGGGTGCATTGATTCAGAATGTACTAACTGGTCTTGGATACCAGAACATTAACGACGTTAAGCCTGAGCACTACGGCGCATTGTTCGCAGGTATTGAAGCACTCAAGGTATCGTGATGAGTACGCACGCTAAGTTGTCACCTTCCAAGCGCAGCCGATGGGCGTTATGCCCTGGCAGCGTGCGTGAAGAAGCGAAGTGTTCAGAAGACCGCAGTGGTAACGCTGCTGTTGATGGTACGCATACCCACACGCTGTTAGAGCACTGCATCAAACATGGACTATCTGATCCGATGGATGAGGTCGGTGAAACGTTTGAAGATGATGATGGTACTTTTGTAGTTGATGCTGCTCGTGCTGCTCGTGTAGTTGTTGCAATGAACTACATCAAGCAACGCATAAGTGAATTACCTAATGCTAAAGTGTTTGCTGAAACACGGGTTGATCCTGAGTGGTTCACTGGTCGTACAGACCTAGGTGGTACCGTGGACGTGCAGATCATTAGTGGCGATACGCTGGAGATTATCGACTACAAGGATGGTATGGCACCTGTAGACGCTGAGAACAACTTGCAACTCGAACAGTACGCCATTGGTAAACTAGCTGAGTACAAGTTGGGGTGGAATGCTGACAATCAGTACCCATTCAAGATGGTGGCTATGACCATAATTCAGCCCAAAATGGCATTGCGCAATATGTTGCCGATAACTAGCTGGGTTGTTCCTGTATCATATCTGCTCGGACGTATTGCAACGCTAACAAGCGAAGCAAGAAACACCGACTCACCCGATGCACCGCTAGTGCCTGGTGAGAGTCAATGTAAATATTGCCGTGCTAAGGGTTCATGCTCTGCACTGGCAAGTAATGTAATGAAAGAGGTAGGAATCATGTTTCAACCAATCGTAAATCAAACGCTTGACGTAGCGCAACAAAGCGCAGACAAAGACCCAACTACCATGGATGATGCCCAGATCGTACAGATCATGGAAGCAGCACCACTCATGCGCCAACTCCTTGAAGGTGTGGAGAAGGAAGCACTACGCAGACTGCAATCTGGCAAATCAATATCAGGCTTGAAGCTGGTCAATGGTCGCGGTAGTCGTGCATGGAACTTGTCTGAAGATGAAATAGCTGAGAAGCTAATCAAAATGGGCATACCTAAAAGTGCCATCTATGAAACCAAACTCGTGTCCCCTGCTAAAGCTGAGAAGCTAACATGGGAAAAGCGTGATGGTAGCAAGGTCACATTGTCTGACCTGCAACTTAAACGACTAGACCAAGAGTATGTGTCCAAACTCGCTGGTAAACCTACAGTCGTATCCGAATCTGATAGCCGCCCAGCTATCGTAACGAATGCTGCACCTTTGTTTGGTGTAGTTACAGCAGCACCCGCTGCCGAATCCCTGCCATCTTGGCTTTCTTAAACTGGAGTAATTGTAATGTCCGATATTATCTTTTTGTCTAATGTACGTTTGTCTTTCCCACACCTTGCTGAACCACAAAAGCAGGTTAATGAGCAAACAGGTCAAACCCGCATCTCTTACAACTGCGAGTTCATCATGCCGCAAGAACACGCTGGTTTTCAGCAGTTCATGGCACGCTATGGTGCACTGGCGTTAGAGAAGTGGAAAGAGCACGCGCAGCCCGTAATGGCTATGATTCTTGCTGACCGTAAAACCCGTTGCTTTGGCAAAGGTGAAGAAAAGGTTAATCGTAAGAACTTCCAAACGTATGACGGTTACGCTGGCAATATGTTTATCACTGGTGGTCGTGATAGCGCACCACAGATGATTCAAGACAACGGGCAAGCTGTTGACCCTGCTAACACAATGGCGTACCAAGCACTAGCACGTAAGATGTACGGTGGTTGCCGTGTAAACGCTGCCATCAAGCCTTGGGTGCAGGATAACAAGCATGGTCGCGGTATCCGTTGTGACCTGATAGCTGTTCAGTTTGCCGCTGACGATACGGCGTTTGGTGAAGGTAGTGCAGACGCATCTGCATTGTTTGGTGCCGTGACTACTGTACCAGGCTTTGCACCTGTAGCACCTGCTATGCCTGCTGCACCATTTGGCGCACCTGCTGGTCTGCCATCGTTCTTTGGTTAATAATTAAATCGGGGGCTTAGTCCCCCGTCTGTAAAGGTAATCTGTAATGAGTAACGACTACATCTATGACATTGAAACGTTCCCAAACGTATTCACACTGGCAGTAGAACACGCAGAATCACCCTTATCTTGGCTGTTTGAGATTAGTGACTGGCGTAACGATTCACGGGAAATCGTATCGTTTTTACAGTACTTGAAAGACACCGATGCACGCATGGTCGGGTTCAATAACACTGGATTTGATTACCCTGTACTGCACACACTAATACGCATGGGTAAGTCTGACGCATACACCTTGTACCAAAAGGCGCAAGCCATCATAGACGCGCAGGACAGCGATAAGTGGGCGCACATGGTCAATCCAAGTGACCGCATGGTGGTTCAGATTGACCTGTTCAAGATACACCACTTTGACAATAAGGCACGTTCTACCAGTCTGAAGTCGTTAGAGTTCAATATGCGCTCTGACACCATCGAGGACTTGCCCTACAAGGTAGGCACTACGTTAACTCGTGATCAAGCGGAAGTGCTGAAGCGATATAACCAGCATGATGTTAAACAAACGAAGAAATTTATGCACGTCACACTTGATATGTTAAATTTTCGGGAAAATTTGTGCACGTTGTATCCAGGTAAAGACTGGCTTAACTTCAACGATACCAAGATTGGTAAAGAGTTCTTTATCATGAAGCTGGAGGAATCAGGGGTTGCCTGTTACGACTTTTCCAGTAAGGGACGTACACCACGACAGACCAAGCGACCAATAATACATCTGAAGGACGCTATCCTGCCGTGGATAAAGTTTGATCAACCTGAGTTCAATCGTGTGTTGAACTGGCTTAAAGGTCAGTCGATTACAGAAACTAAAGGTGTGTTTGAAGACTTGACTGCGGTCATTAATGGTTTTACTTTTGTGTTTGGTCTTGGTGGTATTCATGGCAGTGTTGAATCAAAAGTTGTTAGTTCAGATGATGAACAAGTCATTGTAGATTTAGACGTTACCAGCTACTACCCTAACCTTGCTATTGTTAACGGTTTCTATCCTGCACATCTTGGCAAAGAGTTCTGTGTTATCTATAAGAACTTGTTTGAACAGCGTAAGTCTTATCCCAAAAAATCTTCAGAAAGCGCCATGTTGAAGTTGGCACTGAATGGGGTATATGGCGATAGCAACAACCAGTTCAGTGTGTTCTATGACCCATTGTTTACCATGAGCATTACGCTGAATGGTCAGTTGCTGCTGTGCCTGCTGGCAGAGGGTTTAATGGCGATACCAGGCTTGCAGCTAATCCAAGTGAACACCGATGGTCTAACTGTTAAGGTACCACGTAGTCACAAGGTATTGGTTGACTTGGCAAGAGCAGCATGGCAAGAACGCACAGGATTGAACCTAGAGGAAGCCGTTTACAAGTCCATGATGATTCGTGATGTGAACAACTACATCGCAGTCTATGAGGACGGTAGCACTAAGCGTAAAGGTGCCTACGAGTGGAAAACCGAATGGCACCAGAACGCAGGTGCATTAGTGGTACCAAAGGTAGCAGAGAAGGTGTTGGTAGATGGTGCACCTATTCGTCAAACCATAGAACAGTGGC